GATATAATCGACTCTCTTATCTGATACGAGGAATCTAAAATTCTCTATCTCAGTTTTTTCATCTATTACTACTCCATCTATTTCCATATCGGTTATACCAAAATAGTGGAATGGACAAAGAAGATTTTCCTCCATAGCCTGCTGGAGTCTAATCTCCAGTGCGATATTGTGATCAAATGTAGCAAACACATCAAAGTCATCAGTACGCTCAGGCGATGCAGTCATACCAAGCCAAAACTCCGGCTCAAAATAATCCATAATTTTCTGATAGCTAGCAGCACCTGTTCTATGCGCTTCATCTATGACAATGGTTTTAAAACAGTCCTTCGAAAACTGAGTCATCACCTCTTCCTTCGACATCATTTGCATAGTAGCAAAAAGAATATCCGTATCAGTATCCCTACTATTTCCGGAAAGAAGCCCATAAGTCTTGCTTCTACCAAATACATTTTTGTAGGATTTCATAGCCTGTTTTGCAATTTGTTCACGATGAACTATGAATAAGATTCGACTGGATTTGCCAGAAGCATTTTTTGAACTAGTCTTCGAACCATTCTCTAAGTCGCCCATTGCATCACGAAGTCCAAAAGCAGATGCATACGTTTTGCCTGTTCCAAAGGTTTGTCAATACCCTAATTTGTTACATACGCAGAAAGTCCCTAAAATAGGGGCTCCCAGAGGGGTGAAAACACATGATTGTTCTACGTTATGACACGCTACCATGATAAGCAATATTTCCAGTTATTCTATTGATTTATTTTAAAACGTCTCCCCAATCTTGACTTTCTTTGTCTTTCCAACTTGAATATATAAACTTATCAAATTTATAAAATTCTGTTAACCGGTATCCATACTGACGTTTATAAGTACCAATATTATTAATCGTATTACATCCATCAATTCTCATGGTATAAGTACTACTAGAATCAGCTAATAACAATTGCTTATACATTGAATAATTAAATGAATCATCTATCTTAAGACTTTCACATATTTTGGCATACTTTTTATAAAACCTAAATTCTGCAAATAAAGCTACATTTACAGCAGCTCTTGCAAAAACTTCATCATCTACTCTTTTAGAATAGTAAGCAACCCCATCTATCTTTAAGTTCTTGCAAGCTAGCATTATACATTGAGAAACAATATACTCCGATTTAAATGTCCTTCCCTCTTCGTTTATCCTATATGATGTAGCTATCATTAGCATGATTAACTTAAGCCAACAATGAACTCTTTCTTCATCGAACTCATTAAGCCTCTCAAAATCACATATCATCACAGCGAGATTGAAAATTTGTTGATCACCCTTTAACACAACTGGAGAAACATTAAACGCGTGTTCAGGAGGACATCCCATCTCAATCCAACAAGCATAGGATGTATTGCACAAATACAAACTTGGAACTCCTGGTAAACTAAATCTATAATTTCCTGTCTGTCCTCTTTTATCAAAAGGAAGATGCAGCATTTCAACTGCTTTAAATGTTTTTACACTTTCACTCAATCTGCTTCTGAATAGTTGAACTTCTGAATCAAGCTTTCCTGGAAAAGCATAACTCTTATTCAATTCACTAACAGCCAATTTATTATTAATACATTTTTTCACCAAATTTTTAATTTGATTATGAGAAGTACTAATATTTCCCTTATAATAATTTTTTATAGCTTCACGAATTTTATCACTATATTCACGAATTATGCTTATACTCTCAGAATCAGCCCCTGCATCTATAGCACTTTTTATCATTTTATTATATTTTTTACACAAATCGCCATAATAGTCAGAATCTTTCTCAAGTTCAAATGGTGCATAAAGATCTTTATCCTTAAAAGCTTCTTTTACCCAAAACAATTTTTTTCCCATCTCACACCTCAAATACTAATTATTCACTTTATTTGTCTAGATACAGATAATGTTAATCCTATTTCTACTAACAAAATTGATAAGGATGTTCCTCCATAACTCACAAATGGTAATGTCACACCTGTATTAGGAAGAATATTCGTCACAACACACATATTTAATAAAGTCTGCGAAGCCAGATGTGCTATAACCCCTACAACAATCAATGAGCCAAATAAATCATAAGCCTGATCAGCAATATACTTAAGTCTCCATAATAGCATTAAGTACACTACAATTATTCCAGCCGCCCCAAAGACACCAAGTTCTTCGCATACTATAGCAAATATCATATCATTTTGGGCCTCTGGTATAAAGCCTCTCTTTTGGATACTCTGTCCTAATCCTTTTCCAAAGAATCCGCCAGTTCCGATTGCATATAATGACTGCATTGTTTGATATCCTGCATCAGATGTTTCAGGATTAAAGTATGCTGATATTCGATCACCTCTATATCCTTTTGCAACAATTAAAATAATTATAATAAGAACAGCTACTCCACCTAAAATAAAAGCATATTGCGGTTTAGGAGTTACAATTATCCATATTAGTCCTGCTATAGCAACACATATAATGGCTGTACTAAGATTCTCTATTGCTATTATTAGAACTATGGCCATTGGATATATCAATATCTTCAAAGTCCCCACAAAAGTTTGCATAGCTTTTCGTCTTACTGAACATATATGTGCCATGTAAAGTATTATGGAAAACTTTGCAAACTCTGATGGTTGGAAACTTATTGGTCCAAGAATAATCCATCTTGTAGATCCATTTCGTGCTGATCCTATAACATATACCAGTAAGAGCAGTATCCCGGACAGAATCAAAAGAATTTTAGTAATATACTTAAAATATTGATATCTAATCCGGGATACCACATACATTCCAACAAATCCTATTATTGCAGCACCCAATTGCTTTATAGCATAATATGCAGGTTTTCCATAATCTCGAGATGATACAAATGAACTCGCACTATACACCATCAATATACCGAATCCTACAAGAAAGAATACATATATAAACAACTGGTAATCCATAGTTTTCTTTTTACTTATGAATATACTTTTGTCAGACATATAAATTCTCTCCATTTTAATCAGTGAATTATCTGTTTATTACTTTAGAAATTATGTCAGCAAACCAATGCATGTCTGTCATCCTATCCTGCAAAGCATCATCTAATGACATATCACCATATACTCGTTCTACATCAGGCTTTTCCCAGACATCACCTATTTCTTCCATTCTTTCTATAAATGTATTGATTTCCGCTTCATTCATGCTCCGTACCCTCCTTGAAAAATCTAATCCAACCATTTTTATAAATACTGATGTAACCAATCCGGCATATTAGGATCATCTAGTTCCCAGGATTCTTCCTCATGTTCATCTTCATCCCAGCTACTTTCATCGCCATCAAAAAACTTTTGTCGGTGACACTTGTATTTCACAACTCTGTCTCCCTCTAAACGATACTCGTTCCAGTAATAGTTTTGCTTGCCGTAGCCCTTCCATTCATTAGTTGTATAAATTGTCATACGCTCAATCCTCCTATGTTTTTTTATTAGCCGTCTTACTAAAACTTAAATATATCAATCAAACCCTTATGAACCTTTTGATGATGGTCGTGACAGAGAGTTATAATATTGTCCTTATCAGCCGCACCAGAGAACGCATAATCCAATATATGATGTCCCTCTGCATGATCTGAAGATCCACAAATCTGGCAAATATTTCCATCTCTTTCACGTCCTGCTTTCTGTGCTCGTGTATGAGCAGAAGACCTCTTCTTTGACATAAGCCACCTCCTAATCTTTTCCTATTCGCTTCTGTCCACCCTGAAGCATTTTTCCAACATTTGACCAAGCCCCACTAGCTGCTGTACCTCTACTCAAAGGAGCATTTTTCTGTTTTGATTTCATAATGTCTCCAAGTATGTTTGCTGCCTAGTTATCTGTTAATCCTGATATTACTGCTACTACCGCTTTATCTTTCTTTCTTGACATAGTTCTTATCCTCCTTTAAAAAGTTGTTATTGTAACGTCATCAAACTTGTTTTCTACATAGTTATCGCCAAAACCTATAGTCGTAATATTTTCCATATCTAAGCGAATGACTCCATCATCGTTTCTGACCGGAATGATATCCACTTCACCTGAAACTCTTTCTACCGCAATACACTCCGCGGTAACACTCATTACACGATCACCTTTTTTCAATATTCCTATCTTCATTTTGCCTTTACCTCCTTGAACTTTCTGCTATAAAAGCTGCAATACCACCTACTACTACTCCACCAAACATAGCTGCAACCTGACTTGTTAATACTTTTCTAATCAAGCTATATGCCGCTTGTCTTTTATCTTTTTCTTCTGAAATCACCTCCTCACTTATGAATTCTGAATTATCAACATCTTCTTCTATTTCTTTCTCCCCATGTGCATCTTCTAGAATCGATGTAATCACTGCAAAATCATATTTAAACTGATCTATTTCAAATTTGACTGGATATGATTCGAGTTCTTCAGCTGTTTTAATTTTTTGAGATATATCTTCCATATCTGACTTTTCAAAATATTTGCCACTATCAAAACGATCAATCATATATATTAGTTGTGAGAGAAAACAGGTTTCTATATTCTGTAATTTATTCTGCACTTCTATTTTGTTATTTGTGAACACAACCACTTTATTTATGACAGTTTCTTCATATTCCTTCCCCAGAGCCTTTTTAAGAAGTTCTTCCTTAATTTCAAATTTATCTTTGATATTGCTATCCCATCTTAAGTATTTGCCCATTCTGTAGTAATCACCATTTTCATCTATATATATGTCTCGACCTGTATTCTTAACTTCAACAATTACTATCGCTCTAGGAGTAACTACCAGTGCATCAATTTCTGTTCTTCCTACATCACTTGAAAGTTCTACATTCTTCAAAATCAAGTTCCCATTGTATTCACATGAATCCAATACATTGAATACCTTCGCTTCTCCTCTGTTTCCTGAGATTATTCCTTTAATCATGTTGGAATAGTCATATACTTCATCAGAAAACTTCCTTAATTCATCATCAGCGATATTACCGCATTCATTATTAAGTTGAGTAAGATGATCTTTTACATCCCAGATTTTCAAATTTGCTAAGGATGCATGTTCTTCGTTAAATGTCATCTCAACCATTTCAGTTTCAAGTTTTATTAGTTCTGGAAGAAGTTCATCCCGCCTATATGCTTCCTTATTAAACGCCTCAAGGTTATTTATAATATCGTTTACTCTATCTTTATTCATAACGTGGTCCTCCATTATTTCGCCTCCCTCCCGCCCTTCTTTTTATTTATTGATCTTCAGGTGCTATATGTTCCCAATCTACATTTTTTGTATCTGGATCCGTCTTACAATCTTCATAAAATTCATAACCGGAATCGATATCTCTATAATCTTTTGTATAAACTTCTCCATCTTCTCTACTTGTCCAAGTAACTCTGTATATGTAAGGTTTGCCATCTTTTTCCCAGTTTTGTTTATATGGATTCCAGTATTTTTCACCACTGGGAAATTCAGGAATCTCTGAATCACTTGTCAGCAATGGTTCATCATCTTTTCTCGGAAGTAATTGATCAAAGTCGATATCTTCATTGCTTTTGTTTGTGCATACAATTATTATTCCCGCTGTTATGGCAGCTCCTATCCCAGCCACCCATTTCCAGTTTTCTTTCCACCACTCCTTTCTTTTCTCTTTCTTACACTCCCTGCAGATTTCCTTTTTGTTATCATATTCAAGTCTCTTACCGCAGCATTGACAGTTACGCTTGATTATTTTTTCCATCTTCTTATCCTCCTTTTTCTTTGGTGATTTCACTATATCAGAACTCGAAATGTGCATCAATATCTCCACGACGCTTTGCACATCTGTGCACAGTTTGCAATTTTATCGTGCACATTGTTTTCTGTTTGTGCACATATCCTTTGCACATTTTGGAGCACTTTTGCACAAAAAAACCAGATCCACTTCTTGTGAAATCTGGTTTTTTAGATATTCATTATTAATTACTTCCTACAACTGATTAAACAACCTCATTGTAGTATCAGGTCCAACAGCACCATCCTGTCTTTTCACGTTTTTGCCAACAAATGAATTCTTCGATACTCTGACTGTATATAATCTATCATCAAACAGAGAAACAGCTTTTTCATTTATAACACAGCAAGCCACCTTCATATCAGGTTCTAAAATTTTTAAAATCGTGTTACCGGTATTGATAACAGAGTCAACTATAATTACATTTTTTGTATCTGGTTTAACAAAAACATCCTGCTTAGGATCATATACTTCAAATTTGCATCCCAACTCAAAATACAAACCTTCAGCAAAAAATATACCACCACGCAATAAAGCAACAATGGTTGTATCTTTCGGATCTGTGTCTACAATCTGTTTACCAAGTTCTCTACCTAGCTCTATATGTGCCCTTGCCAATTCTGGTCCCGATATTCCTGAATTAGATTTTGTTATAGCAATCAGCTTATCAATTCTTTCATTTTTTGCTAATTCAAACAATATTCAACCCCTCCGTGTCTCTTCCTTTTAACGATTTACTTATTGAACCATCTGATTTTAATACGAGATATCCTCTGTCTGCTTTTTTCAACATATAATAATCATTCATTCCATCACCATAAGCCACCACACTCTTTCCGGCCTCTTGAAGAAATTTAGTTATAAAATATTTGGTATCAGCAGCCATTTCTTCTCCACAAAAGAATTCAATTCCAAGTTTTTTGGCTAAATAATCCCATATTCGTTCATGCCCTGACGTCAGGATAAAAGAATCCTTTGTAATTGTTGCTTTTATACTATCATTATAATGAACCGGAACATTTCCTAATTCATCAATGTTGTACTCAGCGAACTCTCTCCTCTGCTTCCATGATTGAAAACCTGTATAAAAATTTCCATCATAAATATTGGTTGTATAATCAAATGCAATATTACTGCTGTCTTCTATCGTTAATGTCTTATCCCCATCGTATAAATTTATAATTTCAGAATCGCTCTGTTTTATTATGCTATCTGCGCATCTTTTAGCATAAGTCACACAACTAAACCCATCCGTAATACTTTTTATAAAACTGATAACCACTGATACATCACCAAAACAATCTGAAGGCGGATTATCAATCACATAAAAGTCTTTATTATTCTTGTGACAATACTCTCTTAACCCCTCTATCTCACTTTGCTGCCAGTTAGCAATATCATATTCAAGATATTGCTTATTCTTTTCAGAAAACTCCATTCTGCTCTTTAATATATCCGGCGAAATATACAAGTATAAGAATACATCATATAGATTTCCATCATCCTCAGTAAACGCAATTTCATTTCCAAAGGCATAGTGTCCATCCATAATAAAGTTTTCTTTATCTAAGAGCAATCTAGCAATGGCTTTTCTGTCCTGTTCTCTTCCTTCTTTATTCCTAGAATCAAAATCAGGATCGTAAACCCGTAGCATTTTACTTCCGGAGATTACTTCAATAAAATCAATCTGATTTAATATATGTGTTTTTCCTGCTGTGGGCATTCCATACAAAGCTATACGCATATTGACTCCTTATAACAATTGGTTCTATCAAAACTTAGCGTTAATTTTTCCAACTCTATGAAAGAAACTCCACTTGATGCAATTGGCGGAAGATCAATACAGTTTCCACAATAATACACATTACCATTTGCAAAAAAATAATTATTGATTCCGGCCCCACATAATCCACCATACATAGTGCAATCATTTCCACCACGTCTCACAGGTATCTGTTTTTCTGCAGTAGAAATAAATTTGTGATACTGATCTAATGTTATTCCAGCTTTACCAATCATTCGTGAAAAAGTCACTCTGGTTCCAAATGGTTTAAAAAAATCAATAACTCTCTGCATATTATCTAGACTTGTTTTTCCAACAGTTGCATTAAATGTTGGATAATGACCAGTAACTCTCTTATATTTCATCACAGTTTCAATCGCTGTATCAAAAGAACCACATCTATTTATATCATGTAATTCTTTGTATCCATCAATAGAAAACCCAACATTTACATCATGTTTTTCCAAGAATAACCAATCTTCATCAGAAAGATTAATCGTTCCATTTGTTATGGTATACGCGCTTATATTAGGACTATCCTCAATATAAGATATATACTCCTTTAGCTCCGGCCAATCCAAAAAGCACTCACCATTACCAACAAATCCTATCTTAAATGGTTCATCTGTATATGATTTAACATTATTTAGAATCTCATAGATATTCATATCGGCAGATTCAATTTGTCCTTTCTCATGAAAGTGACAATACTTACAAGCCAGATTACATCGATTATTTATTGATATACATATCCTATTTATTTTCATCTTCTTCCTCTTCAGAATCTAAAGGCATATCCCACCAATCCTGAGCAGTTCTATTATTTCTATCTCTTATTAATGTATCTGCATGCATCTCATCTTTTAAGAAATAATAAATCTTCTCATACCAGTCACACTTCTTTCCCTCGTTTCTTCTATCCCATCTTCTACGAGCACATTTTATTAGAGCTGTATATCCATTACAATCCTGAGCATTAATACTTAAATCCGGATACTCACATAATTTTTTAACATACTTCATTTTCCCGTGAAAACAAGCAATCATCAAAGGAGTATTCCCTTCATTAATTTCACTTATTCTTTTGTCAGCAGGCTGTGTCTCATCCACAGAACATTTATTGTAATCTGCTCCATAATCTAAAAGCATACAGAATTCTTCATAAGATGGATCAAACCTTTCTATACAATGTTCCAATGGGGTATGACAATATTGATTTGAATCTGGTTTATTCGGATCAGCTCCATGTTCCAAAAGGAATTTCAGTTTCTTTTGAATTTTAGCCTCAGGAATTTCACGCCCATTTCTCTCTTCTTTCTTTTCCGGTTCATTACATCTTATACAACTTATTAATAACGTCATCCCATCAGGAAGAAACGCATTCAAATCCATTTCCCTTGCAGCAATATCGTATCTGTCTAAATGGTCAAACTCTAAATCCAAGTCAAGAATAAGCTGATAGTTACCACTTGTCTTAGACCTTTTTGCCATATAATTTTCTAAATATAACGCATTAATTGAATCATCAACTAAAAGTGGTATATCTTTATCAATATGAATAATATCTACTACTCTCGAAGACTGCTTTCTTACATCTTTTGCTAATTCTACTATTCTTTGATCTTTTTCAGAGACACCTAGATTTTTAGATACATCATATTGTCTAGTATCTTTTTTATATACTCTACCCTTATATTTAAGCATGTATTCGTCAAGCATGCTCATTGTTTGAGATGCTATCTTTTTTTGCCTTCTTTCTTGACCAGTTGATTTATTAGTAATCTTAGCATTTTTAAAACTGCTCAATTCAAGAATGACAACATCAGGAATTATTACCTGGCTGTAATCTTCCAGCAAAAGATTTAATAATCTCTTATTTCTTAACAATGCAGATGTATCTGGAATAGCAATAGCAACCTTTTGAGCTAAAGAACCTACTGGAACTTTTAAAGCTTCTTCAAGTCTTTCCAAATTTTCAGGTGTAGGTGTCAACTTATTACTTTCATATTTTGATATTGTTTCACGCTGAATCAATGCCTTTTGAGCCAAATCTCCTTGCGTCATACCACGTTCTCTACGAAGCCTTCTAATATTCATCCCTACAGTATCTGTATTATTTTCCATAAGATGCACCTCCTTTTTTCATCTATAATCCGAGTATAATTCAACAGAATTGTGCAAGCAAGTGATATTTTGATTATGCACATTTGTATTGAATTATGCATATTTAGTGTGCACATTTATCCTTTAGAGTTTACATTTTTACTGCACATTATCAGATATAAATGCACAAAAACAGGCGCTATAGGTATTATAAATCAACCTATAACGCCACATACTTCACAATATTTTCCAAGATTGCTTCATTTACAAAGAAGCATGTTATTTTTTGTGTTCTTTAGCTTTATGATTAGCGAGTGTTTTTCCAGCTTTACTCTTTGAAGACTTACTAGAAGACTTAGATGCCAGAGTTTTTGCTGCTCCACCCACTTTTCCGCCATGGTGTACTGCCATAGATTCTTCCTCCTTTCACAAGTTCTCCTTGCCAGAAGAAAATCCATTATGATATGATTATTTTGCTTTTTATCGTCAAGGATTATCTTTGACAAGGGATTGCTGGAGTCTAACGCCTCCAGCTTTTCTATTTGATAAACCGTCTGGCTTTCAAATATACATATCACAAAAACTAACCTAATTTTGAATGAATATAGCTCTTCAAACCATCTTCTGATTTTAAATCATACTGTTTTCCTATATACCTAAAATACTCAGTAATTGCCTTCTTAGGTATAATCTCATTAGATTTAACATCATCGCCATAACCTCTTCGAGCATTTACCCAAGGAGTTTCATGATGTGTTATTCTTTCCAGTGTTTTACCACCATACATTCCAAACGTATCAACAACTAAATCAATAACCTCTTTCTCTTCAGCAGATAAATTATCTTTCGATCCATTAAATAAAGCAAAACGAGCATCATCTATTGGATTATACTTAAAATCTCTAAACAACTCAAAAACCTCATAATATACAGGACCATGTATCCAAGCTCTACAATCCTCTTCAAATATAGGTGTATCATATAATGCTGAGTATATACCCTGAACATAATAAAGAAGCTTTTGTAGCATTAATGGAGTCACTTCCTCTAATTTATTAAATATATAAGCTATAACCCTTATCATCTTCGGAGAAATTGAGAATAGTTTTTCAGTACTTTCAACAGCACCAATTGCTTTTCTAAATGCAGTTTCAGATATTTTATCTCTATTTTCATAAAGACATTTTTTCATATATTCCGGAGAAGTAAGTGCTTTTTTTATCACATCCGAATACTCTTTTGATGGTATCTGACCTTCTAAATATCTAGTAATAGTTATTTCTCCAAAACCAAGAGCAAGCGATAAAGGAGCTTTTCCGACCTTATATATGTTCATTAAATTCAGTATATCATTATTGCTCACTAAGCCTTCTGCTTCTCTATATTGTTTATCAATTTCACGAATATTATAATCCATTAGTCCCGGAATACTTATATCTGCACCACATTCAGAACATATAGCTGTTGTAATTGTAAAACTATATTCTTTGTCTTTTATTATTTTTTTAATTTCTTTTTTCTTCAGATAATATTCTACTTCTTTGCGACATTCTATACAGAAGTCTCTTCTTTCCTTCTCTAACATACTAACCATCTCCTTTTTATCTAAAATAGTACTTTAATGGATAATGTTGTTCATGAAATGAAATCACAATCACATAATTGTTTTCCAACTTGTTAAATTTAATGTAGAGTGAAACTGTCACTTCCTCAGTTCCAGTTCTCTCCAGCAATTGAACATCCTTTCCAAAAATATATAGCATTTCATGTTCAAATCCAACATGTTCGTTTTGTACTATTTCAGAAAAATCCATAACCTCCAAACTCAGTATGATATCTTTTGCTCTAGATTCATCAATAACATAATTAATGAACAAATCAATATTATCCTGTCTTCTACTGTTACGATCCAATCTATATCTGTCTTCAGATACCGCCTTTTTTACATCTGAGAGATATTCTTCAATCTCCTCTTGAGTTATATTATTCATTATTCTATCCTCCATATTAACAAATTAATGAATGATAGGATTTTTAGCTTTTCCTATCATTAGGATAACTCGATGATAGCATTTTGTCAATACTCTATCATTGTAATTCTTGATTTGTAAGGAATTTCTTAACTTACCACCCGCAGTTCAGGTGTGAATTTCCACAGTATTTCAATCTGCTTGTCCTGGCTTACGATTATTTTATCTATCAGAAGTTCTGCCAGCTCTTTGCTGAGTGCGTCTATCTTCATCATATCCTTTGTTACATGAAGACCGTTATAGGATTCTGCTTCTTCTCTGAGTAAATCCTGCAGCTTCGTTTCGAGTATACTTAGCTTCTTACCAGAATCCTCCAGGACAACATCTGTTTTACTCTTGAATTCCAAGTATTCAGTCTTAGTTATTTGACCAGATGCAAAGGCTTCAAATGAGTTCTTCAGTTCGTCTTTGATTCTGGTGATCATTCCAGACTGTTTATCTATATCTTTCTTCAGCTTAGCCTTGCTATTCTGAATTTTAATCCTATTCAGCTTACGTATTTTTTCAAAATCAACGCAGGTTTCTATGTATTTCTGTATCTCTGATATGACAACTTCTTCCAAGTCTTCATTCCGGATTGATACCAGACATTTATCGTGAGGCTTATCAGTATACCGAGTATTGCAGCAGAATCTGGAACGACCACTTTTATCATAGTAGAGCTTCTTTCCGCAGCCTTTACAATAAACAAGTCCACGAAGAGAAACTTCTTCTATATCAACACTGTTTTCAATACAAGCTTTATTATCTCTCAATCGTTCTTGTACTTTATCAAACTGCTTCTTATCTATGATTGCTTTATGCGTTCCTTCTACTCTCTTCCATTCATCACGAGATATATTAACCTTCTGCTTTAGTCCTGTATCCTTAGCTCTGCTTTTTCCATACATGAGATTACCGATATATACTTCATTGTGAAGGATCCGGCTGACTGAAGCTACAGTCCAAACAGAATCACGATAGTTTTTTTTATCACTAACAAAGATTCCACTCTCCTGCATGTATTTTGCTGGACATGGAATACCATCTTTATTAAGCTCTTTACTTAGTGCATACATAGATTTTCCGGCTATGTATTCCTTATATATTCTACGAATAACCTTTGCTGCCGCTTCATCTACAACAAGCTGGTGCCTGTCTGTCTCAGATTTCCTGTAACCATAGGGTGGTTTCTCACAAATGTATTTGCCATTTCCACGTCTTATGTCCAGGGCAGATTTAACTTTATCTGATAAATCCTCACTATACATATCATTCAGGATTTCTTTGAAGGCGATATCTATTTCCCCATATGCTCCGATATAGTTTATACTGTCGTAATGGTCAGTGACAGCAATGAAGCGTACTCCAAGAAACGGAAATATCTGCTCTCTGTATTTGCCTGCAATCAGCTGATCACGGGAGAAACGCGACATATCTTTTACAATAACGCACTGGATTTCCTGCTTACGGATCAGGTCTATCATTCTGGTGAATTCCGGACGGTCCTCACGCTTTCCAGAGATTCCATCGTCCTTGAATTCAACACACTCATAACGACGCAGATCCGGATTAGAAAATATATATTCTTTTATGATATTACGCTGACTCTTTATACTATTGCTTTCATCTGTGCTGCCATCATCTTTCGATAGTCTTAGATACATAGCAAGCTTCATACTATAAAACCTCCTCTCCTCTTTGTTTGGAAGATTCTAATGAAGTACCTATCGGAATATCCACCTCAAGAACATGTCCAGAATATACTCTAACCTCTTTCACAAGAATTCGAAGAAGCTCTTCATCCAGCTTTATCTTTTTCCATCTTCTTCCTGATAGAAACGCTTTGCACCATCTATTAAGTGAATTCAGCTGTTGTCTACTATCTTCGTATCTTTTATCAAGTTCTGCCAGCTTGTCTTCCAGATTATCAATAGATTCCTGATTACTGTGCTGTCTTTCTGAATATTCATATCGACTGATGGAATCCTCAGCATATTTTCGGAAGTCATCAGCCATATCATTTCTTATTCCTTTAATAGACTGTGATATATACTGTCGCTTCTTCTGATATTCTGCATCCAAAGAATCAGACGCCACATTCATCTTCTCAACATATTTTGAGATATCATCACTATTGGTCAGCTTTCCAGCGATATCACATAAGCTGTTATATAACAGCTTGTCCAAAGTAGCCTCAGTTATCCTTACTCCACAGGCTCTGGACTTGCTATCCGAATCACCTCTTACACATTGAAAATAATAATTCCTGTACTTCTTACCCTTTCTTACTCTCACCTCAGATGCCATCTGAAGCTTACGTCCACATTCTCCGCAATACAGAATCCTTTTATACTTATTATCCTTTATCTGAATTCTCTTTCCTGAATCACCATTAAATGTTGAATCAGCAACCTTTCTATCCAAGATTTCATGTACCTTATTAAAATCCTCTTCAGAGATAATAGCTGGGTGTTCATCCGGAATGGATATCCAGTTTCCCTCATCATTCTTATGCCTCTTCTCTCCTTCGAAAAGCTTTGCCACACGCTTGCCCTGTACCAGCATTCCGATATATGCTTTATTATTCAGGATCGAAGAAATTGTACTGAAATACCATTCATTTCCCTTTTGCTTTGTTGCAACGCTGGAAGGATCATTTTCAATCATCAGTTTTCCAGTCTTTTTATAATCTCTCGGTTTTGCGTAACCTTCATCCGTTAGTGTTGTAGCAATATCTCTGACTGAATCCCCATCAAGAGCCATCTGAAATATCTTTCGAACAACTTCGGCTGCCGGTTCATCAATCAAGAAATGACGTTTCTTATCTTCCTTGTTTATTTTATAACCATACGGAGCTTCCCTTCCAAGAAAGACTCCTTGTTCCATATCACTACGTCTGGAAGAATAAACCTTCCTGGATATATCCTTCGCATACATATCATTAACAAGATTCTTCAGTGCGATTTCCAACGCCTTTCCGGAATCAACCGCATCATACGAATCATAATTATCATTTACAGATATGAATCTGACCTGCATAAAGGGAAGAATAGTCTCAAGATAATTGCTTGTTTCCAAGTCGTTTCTTCCGAATCTTGACAGATCTTTTACGATAATCACATTTATCCTTCCCTCTTTAACATCCGTCATCATTTCTTCAAATGCAGGTCTTTTAAATGTTGTTCCCGAATAACCTCTATCGATATATTCTTTATAATTCTTTAGTTCGGGATGGTCGGCTACGAATCGCCTCATTATCTCCAGCTGTGTTTCGATTGACTCAGCTTTTCTCTCTTCTCTATCCACTGATAGTCTTGCATACATAGCCACTTTATATATTTTAGAAGTACTCTGGCTTTCCTCTTTTTCTGCTCCGTAGAGTCTCTTGTGTTTCGCCATACTATGCCTCCTTATGCCTTACCGCTGTAATCCTCTGTTCCGATAATCGGTCGAGTTCCTTTAACTTTTCGTACATGAGCTGATATCTGAAAACGATTTCCAAGGTGTTATCACTGCATACATTTATCTTATCGATAAATGTCACAAGTCCAGCTCTTGTCAGCTTGCCCATCTTCAGACCACTTCTCAGATCATCCAGACGTTCTGCCGCTTCGACACCTTCATCGTATATTGAAGATATAATCTTCTTCTGACAATCAATTGCCTTATTGATTGCATCAATCTTCTTCAGATATATTTCTTTATATTCGTAATACTGACTATCATCTACAAGACCTTCCACAAGACTTGTCTCAAGTGTCTTGATCAGCATTACAATCGAGGATTTCTCCTTCACCAGTTCCACTATCTTCTTATCATGTTCAACTGCATCTTCGAAGCTGATTTCAGCCTCATCCAACCTCTTCATTACTCTTGAATAATCACCATGCTTATTCATCATATCCGTAAGGTGAAATGTTAATATTCTATCCAAGTCTTCTTCATAGATTTTATGACTTGAACAGCCTTCGCCTTTCTCATACTTAGAACAGAAATAGTAAACTTTTCTCTCATTCTTTCCATCGTACTGTCTTCTAAACATTGGATGTCCACAGTCACCACAGAAGAGCATTCCAGAATACATATAAGATGTATCTGTTCCGGGAGCCTGAAGCGTATCTCTTTCAATAAGCTTCTGTACTGTTCTGAAATCTATTTTGGAGATAATCGGCTCCATTGCATTTTCATGTATGCTCCATTCCTCTTCAGGCTTCTCAACACATTTCTTAACCTTATAACTAATTTTCCTGTATCTACCCTGAATCAACGTACCCATATAAGCTTCATTTCGAAGTATTCTCATTACGCCTCGGGCAGACCATTTGCCAGGATTGGTTCTCTTGAATCCGGTAGTCTTCTCACCCTTACTCTTCCTATATTCGGATGGTGTCAGGACTCCCTCATTTGTGAGATCCTTGGCAATTGCATTTGCACTTTTACCATTTATTTTTTTGTCAAATATACTTTTAACTACTGCTGCCGCTTCTTCATCTATCACCAACTTATTTGGATTATCAGGTGCCTTCTTATAACCGTACGGTGCAGTTCCTCCAACAAAGTCGCCTCTCTCACGCTTTATGGCCTTACTGGAACGAACCTTCATAGATATGTCCCTACTGTAGTTATCATTTGTCAGTGCCTTGATTGGAAGTATCACATGAGTCTCACTATTAGAAGCAGTAAGAGAATCATAAGAATCATTTATAGCAATAAATCTGACATTCTTTTCTTTAAATGTCTTCAACAAATATGTGCCTGCTTCAATCCTTTCTCTTCCGAATCTTGATAAATCCTTTACAACGATACAGTCAATAATACCGGCATCGATATCTTCCATCATCTGCTTAAGACCAGGACGATCAAAGTTCATTCCTGTATATCCATCATCCAGATATTCCTTAATGAATTTCAAATCCGAATGCTTATCAATATAACTCTTCGTTATGAGTCGTTGATTAGTTATACTATTACTTTCCTGCTTTTCAAGAACACTAAGATCATCGTCGCCCTTTGAAAGCCGAAGATAGATAGCTGCTTTATATAATTTTCTTTCTTTCATGGATTTTTATAACCTCTTGAAGCACATTCTTAGAAATGTGCCTTATAACTTCAACGAGGCTACTCTGTCGATATAACTTAAGATGAGCTCAGTGATATCTTCATCTCCTACAAAATATGACTTTACAGTATATTCTCCATAGGTGGTAATATCATCCGGCTCTTTATCGATCTTAATAGACATAGCCAGGTTGTCCGATATCTCAGTTACCTCCTTCATAGAAACCCCTTTCTATGTTGGATGAAATCGAACCTCCTGCATATAATGCGTTTTTCTTCTCCTCAAATATAATGGATAAAGAATGAATATGCAAGGGTTGATTTAATCCAACACAATATATAATAATTACCTCTATTATCTGTACTATTCTCCTTATCTGTAAATTAACTATAATCATTTTATATAAGAACTATTTATTAGCTGTTCTTTCGGGATAATAGTAGTTATTTTTTTAGGACAGCAGGATTATCCCAAAATGCATATCTATTATCAGTCTGAGAGTCATATCTATGCACATATATAATCGATGCAGTTCCCCTACCCTGAGCAACACGGGTAATGAGGCCAACTCCCTCCTCTCCTAACTCCTTAAAAATATCCTGAGCTTTATGACAGCTGCAATTTAGAAACTCTTCAACTCTTCTAAGTGTATATCTCACAAAAACTCGACCTTCTTCGTCATACCAACCAGCTTTTTCAGAAAACTCATCAAGGTCAAGCAACTTTGCATAAATAACTTTAGCTTCTACGGATAAATCCTTAAACTCACTATTTTCAAATAAAAACTTAGGCAAACGGTAATAAATTCCCCTATCAACACTAGAGCCCTTAATGTGTGGATACTTTTTAATAGGCATTTTTCATCGCTCCTTTCAATGAACACAATTTTTTCAGAGGAAATAACAACTGCAGTTAAAAAAAATAATTAACCCCTCTATCAATCCCACCTTTTGGAGCATAAAAAACAACAAACTTAAGAAAAAAAGATTATTCTTTTTTACAAAACAAAATACGGCGAAGAGATATTCTTTCATCTCCTCGCCGCATTAAACAGCAACAATATGATTTCTTAATTTTTTTGCTAAAAGCAACATTTGGGGGATAGCGCAAGATACGCCTTTTGTTTTACAAAACGCATCTTGTTAGGGGACACCCCCCTAATACCCACCTATAAATATGAAATCTCACCATATATGCCTCCTGTAAGTCAATTTTACTGACAAATAAGCATTTTACCTACCATTTTACTTACAATCAGCGAATTGTCATGCCATTTTACTTACACTTAAAAAATGCAAAAAATCGTGTCATGCCATTTTACTTACAAATAGCTGTTTTTATCACCATTTTCATTACAAGCGGCCATTTGTAATGCCATTTTACTTACCACTGTAATGTTTTATATGGATGAGCTTACAACTGGCATATTTTTCATCCTAACGGAAAACTTAACCACAAACATCAATACTGATCTTGGTATAATCCGAGACAGAACTCCTGTGTATGACTTTAACAGTCTTCAATCATATTATCAAATATCGTTTCTTCTATAACACGGACACATTCATCTGGATGTTTCTTTATATCGTCACCCCAAAAGCGAAGAACAGTCCATCCCATAGCATTCAGCTTTTTATTAACCTCATCATCCCTATCAATATTCCGAGCAATTTTATTAATCCAGAATTGACTATTATTACTATTTTCTAGTCTTTCTCGTTGCTCTTCCCAATTCTTCCCATGGAAAAATTCCCCATCACAGAAGATTGCGATTTTATATTTTACTAAAACTATATCCGGACATTATGGAAGATTCTTATAATTCTTCCTATATCGAAACCCCTTACTCCATAAAAGCTTTCGAAGCTTAATTTCAATACCTGTATCTTTTCCTCTGATATGAGACATATTTTTATGACGTTGTTCTTTTGTCAATACATCCATATAATCAGTCACCGTTTAATAAACCTTTATCTCTTGTATTTATACAGTTATTTCAGCATCTCTTTCACTCGAAGAATTTAGCAGATATCTAATTTGCCAAAAGAATTCACTCGGATGTTCAGAGAATGTCTTTGTTGATTTCCGTATTTTTGTCACACCATTTTGATACACATAAATATATTCATCATCATTATAAAATGAAATAGAATCATTGAACTTAATAAATAAATCTTTTACAGTATCTTTAACATCTATATTTTTCTGAAGTCTTCTTAGCTCTGTAACAAGTCGATAATCCTCCTCTGTTCTTATGTTAAATAATTCAAAAGTTTTTATACTATTATTCAGAAGAAAATAGTTGGTCAAGCGAGGCTTATATACCCATTCTTCCTCAAATTCTATTTTTGAATCAAGCGTTTTCCATTCATCTATTGAATAGTAAAAGCAATCTTCATTGGGGTTGGTTCTTCCAGAAATGTTATTGATATTTTTTCTTTTGCGTATTTCTGAACTTAGAACTTCTCCATAATATAAAATACCCGAATTTTTACCGAACAATCTATTTGATTGATATAAAGCTATATATCTTACGTTCTTCCTTATGTCCGGCATACTTGACTTAGGAATATAATAATATTTATCTTTTATAACAGCATCAAACTGTTTTTTTGAACTGAGAGATCCTATAAGTACATCTTTTTTATCCCATTCAACTTTTGCTAGTCTTGACTCTATCCCCACTGGTAATATACTACGTTCAAATGCACTGTTATTTGATTCAGAAATCAGTCGTGCCAATATATCTTCAGCTATTTGCGTTTTACTTGGAAGAAATGGAATCCCCCCTATATTAACCTTATCTATGCTCTTAAAAAACTGATGCTTTTTATATTCATCTTCATCTCTAGGATATGGAAACAAAACATACGCACCAAACATAATCTTCTTAGGCATATTATTCATATTGGTAACAATGGCATCCCTATATCGATGCATTGTATTAATATCCACGACTTTGGGGCCCGGATTCTCATCTGGATAGTATTCATCTGGATTCATTTCAACCTTATACTTTGCATCAAATATATATTGATAAATCTCCGATTCATTACCAAAACCAACATTTTTTTCAAGTGAAAGGACATTATCTGGTATCTGCTTCACAGTTTCAGTTGAATATGCACCAGGGTTGTAAATAATTTTAATCTTATCACCTGTTTTGGTGTCAATAAATCTTACTATAGATTTACTATCTTTTGATAATGTTACTGTTATTCCTTTTCTATTTGCTTTTATAATATCCTTTCCATCATCAATCAAAGTATAATCCTGATTATTTTTCATAATATTTACAAGTTTAATGAAACACCAGTATTCATATAATGTTGCTGTATCTTTTAATGATAAATTAAAAACCTCACCATTAAAAGAAATACTCCTGTGCATCAACTGATAGCATTTATACATTTCTCTATATCCAGGAGCCATTTGAAATACCAATGACATCGTTTCTAGATTTTTTAAAGAAGAAACATCTACAAAGACTGGATTTTTCAGTATGATTTTTACTTTTGAAACCATTGAATCTATTCGATTCAAAACCTTTATATCTGCAGATTTTTGGGAATCTCTAAAATTCGAAAGATATTTTCTTTTAAAGTCTAATAATCTCTCAACTGTAGATGAAAGCATAAATTTAACAAGTCTGTTTTCAAAGGTATCATATATTATTCTCTTTTTTACAGTTAAAGCCGAATTAACACGAATTGATCCATCCACTCTTTTAACTTTATCAGAATGCTTTGCAATCCACTGGTATGTTTTCACATCATTCTTTTTAATCTTATGTGCCGGAAGAACAACATGCTCTGTAACAAGTTTATGATTGGGGTTCAACATAATAACATTGATGGATTTATAGTATTTTTCAAACAACTGATTAATCAGTTCAAAAAACACTGCCGGAACATTATTACGTAAATTTGTTGTATTTACATTTGTAAATGTAGATTTTAAAAAATCAATTGTAGCCGCCTCAACCATTTCATTTATATCATTTCTAATCGCCTCATAGTCTTCCTTATATGAAAGTTTTGATGGAAACACTTCTATCTCTAACAATAACCGATTCCCTTGATCATCAAAAAAAATAAGATTCGAATAACCTACCTCACTACCAAAATTTATTGTACCACTTAACATACTCCTATCATCAAATGATACAGATATAGCTTCTCTAATTCCTTTATTTGCATGATCAAAATATAGAGGACACCCATTTAACGTTTTTGCATTTATCAAATAATCTGACTGTTCAAAGAACAAAGGTGCCGTCTCGATTTTGATATAATCCGTGTTATTATCTAATGAATCAATTATTTCATCCTCTACCTTTAGATCTAAAATATTCCCCCATATCTCAAGCTTTGATTTCTGCTGTTTAAGAGCATCTGAAGCAAGAGAAGTTTCTTTTCTTCTCTTAATGGTTAAATATATATTGTTAGTTTTTATACTAACAATTTGATTAGACCCAGAACGAGGTAAAATCATCTTCTTCAAATCTCCTTAGCATCTTCCATATCTTTTCGGCACTCAATTTATACTTTGCTGTCCCACCATCAGACATGTAATTTTCCATCTTGTAGGAATCGTTTATTCCATTTTTACTTTCATATGGTCCTGCACATACTTCACTAAATAATTTTTTTAATATTTTCGCTATTGATTCAGAACTACCTTGAATTCTAGGTAAAATCTTCTGTAATATCTGATAATCAAACGCTCTATCCTCTTCCAAAAGTTTAGCTTCATCACAATATAGCATATAAAAGATAATATCATCTCTCATACGGTAGCCAAAATGAACATCGCCTTCTTTTAATATTGTATTTATTGCAATTATTTTATTATTATAGTAAGTAACTTTATCCCAATAATCAGTGCAATCAGTAAACAAGCGAAGATACTTAGATCTTAAAAAGATGTTTTCAACATCAACAGTTTTTACAATTCTTTTCTCCTGCAATTCAGGTAAAGAAAAATCCACATACGAAAACTCTATTGTATTGGCACGATCTAAAACTTTTTTACTAAAAGGAAATGTGGTTTCATCCATATTCACTGTTCCTACTATATAGAGATTCTCCGGAATTATTAATGAATCATACATTTTTTCAGCTAACGGATCACCAGAATAACAAACTTTCGGAACAAGCTTATCCGTTATTATTTTTCCATCTTTCCAGTCCCTTGTCTCCATAACCGATAGAAAATCACTCATATAGTACTCAACACGAGCAAGATTCATCTCATCAAGGCACAAGATATAAGGTAATTTTTCAGTATCATCTTCTGCTCTTTTTATAAAATCAATTATTGATCCTGGAACAAATTTGTTATCTAAGTTAATATGACCAAACAAATCTGTTGAATCAGACCAGTCAGGTTTTACTGCCACCTGTAAATATCTTTCATTCTTTAATGCTCCTATCGCCTCAGCAAACAATCGAACCAATCTTGTTTTTCCCGTTCCACTTGTACCAGCTAAAAGCACAAATGGTTTTGACTTCAAACACAAATAAAAGTTTTCGATAAGTTCATAATCATAGCTGAACCCTTTAGAATCAATATATTCTTTAATTTGAGCCAACATGTCTTTTGTAGTTAATTCTTTTTCTATATCAGGTAAATATTTCAAAATATCAAATTCTCCCAAGGCTTCCTTCAATTCCGGACGCAATTTATATATATAACTACCCTTTTCATCAGAATTTGCTTTTCTATATAAAAATGGAATTACAAAAAATGTAGTTTTTCCATCTTCTTGCAGTCTAGAACACAGTGTATAATCAGCTATTTTTTCAGCAAGATGAACTCCACAAGAAGTCCTCCATAAAGTCATATTTTGATGATATTTTTCTTCGAGCTCCGAACAAGATCCCTCGCCCCCATTATCATATATGCAAGCCATTGCCATCAAATATTTATCGCCAAATATTTCTTTATTATTTAATAATTCTATCCATTTTTCTTTAGATATATCTGGATTATATTCTTCAATTGATGGCAACCAAACAGATTCATCTATCTTTTCATCTTCTAAATCAAGGATTTTTATTTTATTTTGATTTGCAATTTCTAGCAATTCTTGATCTAAATCAGTCATGTTTTTGTATAGGGCATATTTTCTAGCCGACTTTATTGCTAATTCAGATATTTCAACAGACTCTTCTTCAATAATTCTAGACACATAGTATTTCAACAAATTAGCATTGGTATTCCACGAAAGAAAACTGCCCTCTCTCATCTTTTTATACCAATTGATATAATGTTTCGCAGAGCTTTCCGCAACTTCAGGATTTTCTTCATGTACTCTTTGGGCTGCTTCTTTGTCTGTTAACTCCCCAGAATAAACTCGTTTTCCATATTCATATAGTTTTTTTATTGTATTATCTGTCATGGTTCCCATTTGATTATTCCTCATATATAAGTATTAATCCGTAAATAAGTAATCATAAAAGTCCGGCAAAATATCCTATCTCTTTATTATCCAATTCTCCTATTAATACACCTCTGTCTAGAAGTCTATTTCCATTTTCACAACAAGTTTCTGGCAATAAAGCGCAATTATGACAAGCAGCCAAATTACAAGAATCTGGTCCTTGTCCTGCTGATTGAATACATATAGGATCTGAAGAACACCATCCAGCATTTTTTATTGCAGCAACAATAGTATCCTCTAGCCTTCCCTTTTCTCCTTGTCTTACCAATCCACCAAGAGACCCTTCCGAATCTCCCGTAGCGGTATAAATTAGAACGCCACACATATTACTCTTATCAGTAGTTTTTTCACAATAAATTCTTTCTTTAATAGATGAACTGCCATAACCACACTCATAGCTCAATTGATTTATAAGTATATGAGAAAAAGTATGAAGTAATACATATTCAGGTCGTATATTTCCCGGAGAAGCTTTTGCAAGAAAAGAATGCTGATAAGCCCCATTCATAATAGCGATACGCGTTTTAACCTTTTCATTTTCTGCCCATGCTTTAACGCGATCATAATTAAATTCAAAAAATATTCCTTCTCCAAATATTTGTACAGCTGGTAACCAATCTCCGGAGCCTAGTCTAATCATTTCCTTTTTTTGTTCTAAATCATTACCGCCTGTAGGTTCAAGTCTACTAAACCCTACAAAAGCTCTTGTTTCCCTAAGTTTTTTTACAAGTGAAATGCTTTTAAAATATTTTTGAATATCAATATGATACTTATCTATAGGAATATTTATAGAATGGAAATCTAATGCATCACTGCCGCTCGATTTTATAAGCATCTCGTATTCAGCCATTCTATACTCATCTTCTGTCATTGACTCATTAACTTCAGGAAGTCCTTCCATATTGTTTAGTTTTTCAACAAGAGCCTTATATAATTCATCTGGATTAACTTCGCTATTTTCTGCAAAAATATCTACAAGTTTTCTATCTATCTCGCCGTTAATCCTATGATTTGCAATATACTTAAAACAATCATTTACTGCTGCTAATACACTTCTAGATGTTGATTCAGAGTCTGTAGGAATATAGATTGAACTCCTTGTATCAGCAAACCATACATTGCTAGCTCCTCTTTGTAATACTTTTAATTCTAAAGGATCAGAGCCACATTCCTCATTGTCATCTTTTTCTATCCCCAACCACGGTTTCGATCCAGTGCATTTATAACCAATTCTTCTTAATGCTCCTGGACGTAACGCACTTGCTATAGACTTATTTGCACCGCATGTACATTCATATCTTACACCCGTAAGAGCAGCTGATGTTCCGCCTGTACTTCTTCTAATTTTACATTTATTAGGATCATATTGATGTCCAGAATCAAAATGAATCCATTCAGCCACAGGAAAATCATCAATATGTCCATTAGGACATACAACAACAAAACGTTCCGGAATAAGTTTATGTCTAAACTTTCCAGTATTTTTACACTTTCTTCCATGTTCCCATTGAAATGCTTCACATTCTGGTTGTTTAGTAAACAAGCCAACCTTTTTCATTCCTCCACAAAATGGACAATAATGCCATCTTGGAAATCTAACTGCAGGGATAGTTAAATAACAGTTTTCGGAATCTGCACTTTTATCTCTATAATCAGGCGGCCATCTTAATTCTTTTACACCCAATCTTTTTTGAAGTCGCTCGTCTTTAATCTTAAATGATTCTGGGGAAGTATATCTCCACATATCAAGACCGGCAATCATTAAGGACTCATCATTTGGAAACGGAACAATAGCTCCTACTCCCCATGGACCTAATAACGCTGAACGACGCATTGGTTTCTGTGAAAAAGCCATTTATTCATCCTCCTCAAAATAACCATTTTCTAATATTCTAGCTTCACAAGATGCATCAACATTTCGCATTGAGGTCGGTGTCGGAAATGATCTATCTTCTCCCCATGCAGCATTTCTCATAGTACCTGCAGGGAACATCAATGGAAGAATATCACCCGAACTAAAATCTTCATATTTTTGAGGCTCTTCTCGTTTCCACTTTTTCAAAACCCAATCGATATAAGCTATAGTTTCTTCAAGTTCATCCTCATCTACAGCTTCTACTCTTTGAGATATTATATCCTTTATTTCATCGATTCGAGTTTTAGAAGGAATCTTTGGTGGATTAGAATAGCCCTCCTTATCGCTTTCAAGTCTTAATAATGCAAACACAAGAGCATGCAATGCTCTATCCCTTAATGGTGCAGCAAACGGGGTAACACTTGTCGGCTCAACGTTACAATATATACGTGAATGATATGGAATAAAATGTTCATAATGAGATTTATCTCTAGGTTTACCAGGATTATAAATAGTAAATACTAATCCCGGAGATTTTGCATTTCTACCAACACGGCTTGTTGCCTGAATATACTCTGATGTCGTTTTGGGTTGTCCTGATACTGTCATTAATCCAAGTCTTGGTACATCCACGCCTACCGAAATCATATTTGTTGCAAGACATATATCTACAGGATGCTTATCCTTATCTTCTGATGGATAAGAAATATTCATATTTTGTAAAGAAGCCGGTATTTTATCACTTCGAATTCGACTTGTTAATTCCTCATCTCTCCAAATATATCTTCTATTTTCCTTATACCCTTCCTTTTTATCTTCATATCTTCTCATGTATATAACATGTAAATATTCGTCTATATCCGCTCTTATCCATGTTTCTGTTTGACCTAATTCCCTTATACTATTGAAATAACCCACATTAGTCCAATACGCATCCCTGTCTTTTTCGTCATCTACTTTAATGGCTTTTCCTGCGTATAACAAAGCAGCATAAAGTCTAATTGTAGTTGTAGCAACCGATGACGCACCAGATGCCAGTATTCCAACATACTTTCTACCATCTGCATTTTCATCCTCAACAGCAAAAAATGAATTACCAGCATCTAATCCAGAAGGAGGAAACTGTTTAACATTGTTTTCGCCACAAGCATACAATGCGTGACATTGTTCAGCAGCTCTACTTATTGTAGCTGTAGAAGCAATTACTTTGGGAGAAATATGATTCCCATTTTTATCATAGGAACATAGTTCATGGATTATTGTTTCATAATGACCAACCATCGATCCTAGGGGACCGGATATTAAATGCAGCTCATCCTGAATAATTAAATCCGGTGCAGTAACTCGTTTTCCATTATAAATACCAAAAATTGTCTGGGCTTCTGGTCTATATGGAAGCATTGCAAATTTATCTACTGTCCCCAATAACAGAGTTGGCTTAATGGAATAAATATCATCATCAACCACATATAAAGGTAATGTATTGTTTCCTTTAGAAAACAAACAGTTGTGCTCAGAATTAGCACACTGATAAACTATTTTTTCTTTACGTCCCAGCCTAATTCTCTTATATCCAGGAGTCTCATAGGTTTTCCCTTTATTAACTACACCCATTTGAGCGCCACACCATGGACACTTTAAAACCACAAATGGATTAATGTTGCTTTCTCCACTATAAAGCTTTTTATATGCTTTTCTTGCATCTGCTTCTGTATTTGGAGATGTTTCACCACCAACCCAAAGTCCTATGGAAATTCTGTCAGTCCCCAACAGTTCTTCTTTTTCTTGCCTTATAGATTCACAAGCACATATCATAGACGAAGCTCTTTCATACTGTTGAGAAGTAAGCAATCTCAAAGTATATCTCATAATGATAGTAGTTCCAGAATTGTTTTTATCTAGAATTCTTCTGATAAAAATCGTATATGCCGAAAGACCTAGATACGCTTCCGTTTTTCCACCACCTGTAGGAAACCATATTAAATCAACCAGTCCTCTCTCAGGAGATGTTTTATCTCTCATAGATTTCAGATTAATCAAAACAAATGCCAACTGAAACGGACGCCACTTACCATATCTTTTTATATCGCCATACCAAGTACTTTTATCAGTTATCTGTGGAAGTATCTTAACTGCATTTTCAAGTACTAAGCTATTATTATCATCTGTTGTCCAAGTCTGAAGAGGCATATTGTAATGCAACTGTTGCAATAGCATTGCTCTATTCATTAATTGAAATGCCAGTAATACATTTTCATCATTTTGAAGCAAATCTATACCATTACGCATTCTGTTCAAACATTCTTTGCAATTACTTATATGTCTTGTAGCGGTACCTTTATCAGAAACTGATGCTGCTATATAGGATAGTCCGTCTATCCATTTTTCATATTTATCACAAAGAAGTTTTAATTCTTTGATTATGTCATTTTTGTCGCCCAAATCTGACATCTTATACATATCAAGAGAAACACCATCTATAGCATTAGGAATAATAGGCTTAACTTCATACTCTGGAAATATCGATGTACTTATCTTTTTTATTGTGTCATCCTTATCGTCCCAAGAAACAGCACATCCATGACCTATTCCATATGTTTTCACATTCCTATACAGCATTTGATTTGCTAAATAATCATTATCATCAATTATAAGTTTTTGTTTTTCAGGAATTGATGAAAAACCATTCTTGGATATTAAAGAAAACTCAACTTGATAATAGCAATCTTCATCCTTGAAATGACCTGAGGCATTCACTTTTGAGTTTTCAAGCGTAAATGTATATATATATACATTTTCAATCTTATATCTATATGTGATATGAAATTTCAAAGCAGTTTTTTCTTCACCATCATAGACATCTACTACTGATTTTTTTGTTTTTTCATCCGGAAGAGGAATATTATTTCCATTATTACTCCAAGTAATCTGCTTTCTCGGATATTTGACACGCTCATATCCTGAATCATCCTTTTTTTCTTTTACAACAGAATATGTTCCTGCATTTACCTCTACTAAAAGAGTATCCCCAGAACGAACAGCAACAGTCATACTCATAGCGGATTGTTGATAAGAATTCGACAAATTCATTAACTCCTCAGCATCCTGAAGATATTCACCCAAACCACCAGATGGTTCATCACTCAGCTTAGAATCCGGAGAATCATCATTCTTAGCCTTTTCTGGTTCATATCCTTCAGGCAACGAATCACACTTTGTCTTTTGGGGAAATAGAATACCTGCAATATATCTAATACTAGGTGGATCAGAAGATAGAATTTCTTCACCGTTTTTCTGAACCATTCCTTCAACACTTAATGGATCCGGACCTATAAACTCTCGTTTGATTATATCTATTATTTGTGTACGTCTATCATCCATTTTTAAGTCTCCTTATTTGAATATCAACATACTCCTTACGAGCTTTTTCCGACAAGATGACATACAAGCCAGATCTAGCCCTGCTTAGTGCAACATATAATAATCTTTTATCTTCCAAGTCATCAATATCCACAAGAATAACTACAGTATTTTCTAAGCCCTTAAATGATTGTATAGTACTAAATGCCAATCTGTTACCAGAATAAACCTTATAGTCCTTAATATCATATTCATCTATTAATGAAACTATCGATTTTTCTCTCTTTACGGGCGACAGAATACTAATCATTTTAGGTGAAATATGATTCTTCAATAACGAGGAAATCACTTGAGTTAATTTTTCTTTTTCCTCTTCATCAGTTGAATAGGTTAAATACTCCACGGGAATACCATCAACTTTGGACCATATATCAGAAGGCGGTTCATAGCCTGTGACTATTGATATCTCATCACAAATTGATTTTGTATTACGACAATTTACAGTTAATTTAAATCTTATAAACGATGTTCTTTCTTCTATTTTTTCTTTTAGTTCTTCGCCCGAGCCCACATCAGAATAAATTGCTTGCTGAGAAAAATCTCCAAGCATGGTCCATCTTCCTCTGGATAGACCGCCATGAAGACACGCATCAATCACATCTAAGTATAAATCAGATATAATATCTTGCGCTTCATCTATAATTACTTTATCAAATTTGTATTTCAAATCATAAATTGATTTTTTTGCAATAACTGGTATTTCATTAGTATAAAAGTAATCTTTTTCTAAATCATCATCTGGAAAACTCAGTCTTACCCCATTTTGTTTAACCATTCTTATCATATATTTATGAAATGTACCCACATACGATGGGCGTAATGATTGAGGAAGATCATCGAAATACTTTTCAAACCAATCCCCCAAAGTACGGTTAAAACAAAACAAAGCAACACTTAATCCTGACGCAGCAGCTTTTTTAGCTTCCTCAATAGCTAATAATGTCTTTCCAGTCCCTGCTCCTCCTAAAATCAAACAGCGCTTATTATCATCTAGCTGATCTATACATCTATACTGTTCATCAGTAAGACGAATCAATTCTTCTTCTGAGTACTTAATCTGAACACTTATTGCAACTGCTTTATCAAAATCACCTCTTAAAATAGATGCAATATATTTAATATCATCTTCAGATGGAAGTTTATCTTCCGATACATCATGGTCATATAAATCTCGCCAACGAATTCGTGAATTTTCAAAGATATTCTCAATAAAATCTCCAACCCTATTTCCGTTATTACAATCAAACACCTGCCACTGTTCTTCATCACATCCCACGGAATCATATTCAACATCAGGAAACATCACACCAATACCAAAAAAGATTTTTTCTAAATATTTGTGACTTATATCTAGCTTTTTCTTTAAATCGGTAACAATGCTAAAAACACCATCCCATGCTTGATCAAATGGTCCTCTTTGCTTTATATCTACTTTCCCATACTTATCAGTAAATGACCATTCGCCGTTATTCCTGCGAACCCTGCCACCTTTTACCTCGATAGCAAATACGCCCATACCAGGAACCAACACAAAAAAATCTGTTTCCCCATGCATAACCTTATTATGATTAGCTATTCCTAATGAATGTAAAACTATCCAATCCTCGGTTTTAGGATCATCTCTAAACCATTCAAATATTTTTTTCTCAGCATTGCTTTTTACTTCCGGAGAAATAACAGAAGGTATCATCTTTGCCATATAAGAACACCTATTCTTTCAATAATCGATTTGTGTTTCCTGCTTCTATCGGAACTATTCCTCCAATATCAATTACTTTTAAGACTATTACATATCCCAACTCATCTATCTGAAAACCTATCGGATCCCAAATATTAAATGGATCAATATTATTCATTGCTTGTAATTCCTCAACAATTACCTTCTTTAATCTTTCAGACAGAATTCTCCCTGCTTTATTATGTGTATTCCTTATATATTTACCTGCGTAATAAACTTTTTCTGCCTTTTCCAACAGAACCGCATCACCAGTCGCTTTTGCAATAAAATTTAAATCTTCTAAATCATTAGGAATAATCATCTCATCATTATTAATCCAATTTTTAATGGTCATATGATCCTTTTTACATCCAGCATTTTTAATTTTCTCATATATTTCATCAACTGATGAAAATATTAGTTCAACATTTAAAGCCTCTTTCCACTTCGAAGCTAACTCCCTATAATCTCCGTGCCCCTCTTTATCTAATATACCATCAGCTATTTCTCTGATAATATCCTTCTGAGATTCTCTTATAACCACAAAGTCTCCAACTTTTAAATCCTCAGGGTTCTTGGAAACAATCTTTTCATCAATTTGATTTATAATATCTGTTGCTGTTATAACCTTATGTCCTGTTCTATAAAAAGCCAATACATCTCCAACAAAACTAACCGGATATGCATTTACCAATTCAGAAGCGCCTATACCTCCCGCACTATATCTCTTATATCTATTTTCAAGTATTAGTTTCTCAATATCATCAAGTTCTCCATATTGGTTCGTAGATATATCCTCTTTAAGAATTGCTTCAGTTTTTTCATAAGAACTATAATCTATAGTGATTTTCTTTGTATTAAATGATTTTTTTACAATCTTTGAATTATTAGAGCTATCTACACTTTTCCTCCAATCTTTTACATGACTCTTCTTCCATCTTTCTTCACAATCATACGTCAAAACATAGTATACTTTTGAATCGTATCCATATAATATGGTTCGCATAGCGTTTTTCCCAATCCAGCCAACCACAATCACATTGGAATATGATATGTTATCATTTGCACAAAGTTCCTGCGGATATCTAATATCTATTCTAACACCATAGTCATTATTCTTGCACCATTCGTTCCAAAAATCCAAATACTCATCTCTGTTTTGTTTTTCAGAAATTACGATACATAATGATGACATTCGATTTTTCTTTATTACATTTTCTATGGCTTCAAACTTTTTATTACTATAATCAGTAGATAATACTTTTTTTAATCCACTAACTACTCGAACTAAATCATCGTATAATTCAACGGAGATATATTTTCTTTCTCTTTCAAGAATATTCGAACAATCCACCAATATTTCTAAACATCTATTACTGACACTCTTATCTATAGGGATTGCAGAACGAAGTGCTGTGAAGGCAAGAGAAAAAAGCTTATCGTATACACTCATCATTTGAGAAGTTTGCTCATCCATATCTGCCTTATGTTTATACATTAATACTATGATTTCATTTACAGTATCATCATTTACTCGAATATAATTAACTATTTGTTTAGCACAGTTACGTATCTTGGTTTTGGCCTGTCCTACACTCTTTTTATATAAAGAATCCACAATACAGCCAGCATCCCATCTCCACTCATTGTATCCTCTGTCCAATAATGGGCCGTTATTAAACGAATTAACAGTATTAGTAATACATGCAATAGGAAAATCAAAATGTGAAAGTTCATCAAAAAGATCCAACTGGTTTTCAATTGACGAAGGGTGCGATGCATCAATAATAACCGACTGAACCTTAACACCTTTAGAAATAGAATTAACAACGGAAAATAAATCAGATGACAAGATAATTGCTGGATTTCCTTGCATTTGTCCAGAACTAATATTACTAATAACTCCATCTGAGTTTGAATGTGCAATATATAAAAAGTCTGTAAGCTTTTTATCATTAATATACGTATTTAATAATCTATCCTTAGCTGTCTTTACTTCTGAAATAAAAAATATAGAGCTATCCAAATGAGTTTTAAAATTCGCCAAAGATACTACTGAACTTTTAGAACTATTCTTTTCTTCTTTTTTTGCTAAAGCATATGCCTTATATGCGGACAATCTTTTTGTAGCCGCTATTTGAAAATATGGAGCACTAGTTATTGGAACACCCAATCTATTCATATCCTTTAGATGAATATAAATGCGTTCAACTCCATCATCATCCACTTTGCACTCAATAAACTCTGCTACGCAATTAAAATATTTTAATTTTTGTCCCTTAACAAAGCTATGTGGATCATATTGCATTCCTATTTTCCCAATATTAATGTTGTATATTACTTTCCCAATTAAAAATTCATATAGAAGTTGGTTTTTATCTGGAAATACAAAAATATTCTTATCTCCTTGAGATTTAATCATATCTTCAAGCATAATAATACTTGCTTTCACAATTGGCGAAAGCGAAGATTGAATACCATCATATAGAATAGAAATATTATCAAGTGGAGTTTCCAATGATAATATCATGTTCACATACTCTTCCCAGTTCATAAAAACTCCCCATAAGAATGTTTACTCAGGTCTATAGCCTTTTGATTCCGCCTCATCATATACTTTTAAAGCTTGCACAGATTGTTTTAAAGACGGTTTTTTTCCGCGAGCAATTAATTGACCCACCGAAAAAACTATACTCCTCTGCCAGCCTTGAAAATTATTTGTTTCCTTCGCCCATTTTGATAGAGCATACCAAGTACTTGCCGAAATATTTGCAGCCCTTTCAATTATTTTTTCCTCATCTTCAGTAACTGAATTAAAACTAGATGCTTCGCCTTCAGAGGAAGAAACAACTTTAGGTGAGTATGATACAGCCACTAATTCAGATTCTAATTCAGAACTGATTTTATAATCATATCCTCGAATCAAATCCCAACATTGCTTTTTCTTGCACCATTCCCCTACATTTGCTCCCCCCGATGGATTAACGATTATTTCATGGACAAACTTTGATACCTCGACAATATCGTATTCCAATGCCCTTGTTAATTGTTGTTCTTTCCAAATTCTATCCAAATCTATACGCTGAGCAGTAGCATACGAAAGAAACGCCAATGTATATGTAACAATATTAGCTCTATATCCACCATACTGTTGCTGTTGAACCAATTTTTCTGTACGCCTAAACAGAATTGCTTTGGCAATTAATCGTTCATAGTATTTACTGTCTGGTGTGAATTTCCCTCGTTCACTTAATCGAACTGTAAATTTCTTGAAATTTTTTTGAGCACCTTCACTAACCTGATAAGGAAGCTGATCCCACGTATTTTCAAACTTTGCTAGATCCGTCTTTGTAAACAACGGATGTGTTTCTTTAAATGCTTTTCTTCGCAAAGTGGTAGTTTCTTTAGAAAGGGTATCAGCATATTGTCCCCTAGCCCTTTCATAAAACCAATTAACAGGTTTCATACCGCCTACACCTTGTGCCCATGTAACTCTAGATAGTTCCTCAATTTTACGATGGAATGGATCATTTGCAGAAAAATCGGCCATTTGAATCTTATTTTGTGTATTGGCAAAAGCAGAGATTTTAGGCACTATCTCATCCATTGCTTCAGGTTTATCAATAACAGATATTTTCATTTGAACAAATACCTTTGATAAATCCGCTTCTATCTTTTTATCTTTATATGCATTATAAATAGAAGCCGTTGTTTGACCTCCATTTACTATCTGCATATCTCTAATTTTACTAATCGATGGTTTCCCATTTTCGTCTCTAATAACATCAATGCTTTCAGCAGTAATTGAAATTCCGTTATTATACGCTAAAAACATATCCGGTTCATCCTTTAATGTATCTCTGATTCCTTTATTTACAGCACCCTTAACTTGTAAGAAGGAACGAACATTTCTTTCTAGCAACCTTGGTCCATGTATCTCATATATTTTAGCCAACAATTCACCATTTATAATCGCCAAATAAACACTATATTTTTCTGATGTTTTATTCTCAATGCACGGAATTGTTGTATCATAATCTTTTTCAAAATCTATTTCGATGGTTTCACGCATTTTACCAGAAGTAACGCATCGATATAATCTATCTATGTCCCAAATCGAAAAAGACACTTCCACCCCATTCAAATCTAAATCATTTAATTGAATAGCTTTTACTGTTCCGTTTGTTATAGCAATAACCTTTACTTTTTGTATTTTCTTTTTATTTTTATGCAATGTAATTGCAAACTCGTATGTATCACTATCCTTTTCAAATGATTCATAAAGATCATTTGTAGCCTTTCTGTACAGCTGGATTCCTCTTTTTATAGCTGCATCTATTTCAGTTCTTGAGACCGACGAAATCACGTTCGAGTCATTAAAAATACTCACAAAAATATTTAGATTTTCATAATCATCTGAAATACTATATGCATTAAGCTGAAGCCCATAACCTCTAAACGGGCATATAATCGCATCTTCAACTTCAGCACTTTCCTCAAGATATTCTAACATTACAGCAGTAAAAAAATCTTGTGGTTCCCACCCATAAGTTTCAGTATCTTTTGCCATATTTATTTCTTCAATGAACGACTCGTAAAATTGTTTAATTGATAATTCGTTACTCATCAAGATTCTCCAATTGTTTTTTTATCTTTTTCGCTATTTCTTTTGCCATCAATGGTGGAACTGCATTTCCAATTTGAGTAAATGCAGCAGTTCTAGAACCCTCAAAAAAGAAATCATCAGGAAATGATTGTATTCTTGCAGCCTCTCTTACTGTTATAGATCGAGCCTGATTAATATCAGGATGAATAAAATAATGACCATCTTTTGAGATATGCGCCATCATCGTATGACACGCTGATAAATCTGAAGCGACAACTTTAAATCTATCAAGGAAAGCGGTCCTATTTTTATGCGTACATAATTCATCAGGTAAATCAGTATACTTTAAACGTTTATTTTCTTTATCCCACGCTTCTATTGCTTTTTTATATATTATTTTATCTCTTTCTATGTTAGGTCTAGAAACATGCCAAGTTAATACATCGGTTTTTTTCCGTATCTTCGTCTTATCAAGATACTCGCTTATTACATTTGATATATATTCACTACCACTTTCTCCAGCTTGGATTTGTGGCAAATCCTCTAATATATCTTTCACTGTGTAGTTGGTTTTCTTTTCAGTAAAAACCGGATATGAAAGATCATATTCATCTTTCCACCCCATCAAAATAACTCTTCTACGATTTTGAAGAACATTAAAATCTTTTGCATTTAATATTTTATAATCAATTTCGTAACCCGCATCTTTAAATGCATCTTTTATATCATTAAAATATTTTCCCCCGTTTGCAGTTAATAAACCTGGTACATTTTCAAAAACAAACATTTTGGGTTGATAGTTTTCCAACACCTTAATATATAACTTGTATAAATAATTTCTAGGATCACCTTTCATTTTGTCGCCTTTTACTGCCCTGCCCACAAGAGAATAGGCTTGGCAAGGTGGTCCACCAACAATCAAATCTACTTTATTAATTTTTTGTTGTTTCATCCTTTGATCAATTTCATTAATCAGATGTGGCATTCCTTCAGCACTCATAGTTTCATTAATCACTGTATTCAAGACTATTTCCGGAACCTTACTATATAATTCCTCGCGACCTATTTTCCCCAAAAGATAATCATGATATATTTCCTCTTTGTTATGTTTTTTCAAATAGTAATAACACTCTCTTGTCTTTAAAGAGAAGCATGCATCAGAATTCATCTCAACATGGGCAATCGGATGAAATCCTGATGCGGTAAATCCTTCACTTAATCCTCCGCACCCGGCAAATAGATCAATATAACAAAGCTTTTTCATCATTTTTCCTCTTTTACTCCTTTTTATAATGGGGAATAAGTACACCAACGCAAAAATAGCGCCAAATCGAAAACCTCTATGAGTTTTTCGAGATAGCGCATTGCAATTCTAAAACCTATTTCATAATACAACCATTATGAATTATACATATATATCGCCATAGATCCTACACCCATAAAGATTAGTAATCCCCACATATTATTATAATTCTATATATGTCCATCTGCAACTTTTATATGTAATAATTCTTTACATAAATGGCTAAAAATAAATAAAAACCAGACCTACCCATGTCGTAGATCTGGCTTGTTCCTCCTGTATTATTTTACAAATGCTCCGGCCGTTGAGCAGGTGTAATGATGTGAAGAAAAACGCATTATCTTTGTTTTCTGGTACCATATTAAGTCTCAAAACAAAGTATCGAAAAATGCGGAGGCTGGGAACCCGCATAAACCCTTGTGATTCCCGACTTCTTCTACATTATTACACGCTACCCAGTTGCTGAGACCAGGAGTGCTTTAGTCTCACCACGCTCTATCAGAGCCCATAAATTATTGATAAAGCCCACCTGCATTGAGTTTGGAGAGAGTTTATACTGTTCAAAAGATACAACTTGACCGTTTTTCTCGCCACCGTTATATGTCATATCAGGGACAAGGTTTTGAAGAGCTATCTTCTTCTGCTTCTTGATAGTTTCATATCTTAAACGATACTCGTCTATAAATTCATCATAAGACCTTGTATGATTCATATCACTCCAAAGCTTGTTAAACTCTTCAGTGATATTCTTATACATTTCACCTTCTTCCGTAGAAACGAGTTTAGTATTCCATTCTTTGTTCACTGCAAGGGCTCTGTCGGTCATGTTGGCACTGCCGATAATAAATGTATAAGTCTCGTCTTTCTTGAAAATATAACCTTTTGTATGGAATCCTATATTTTCTCCGCCCTGCACCTGATACATACGAAGTTCTATATTCTTAAAACCGGAAAGTTTATCAAGTGCCTTCGGATCAGTAAAGTTATTGTAGTCAGTTGTCAGGATTCGTCCCTGAATTCCTTTTCTTTCTAACTCCTGAAATGTCTGAAGCAGTGGAGTAATACCACCTAGAGTTATAAAGGCAACACTAAAAGTAAAGGAGTCACATCTGCGAAGTTCATCCTCGATAGATGTAAGCACCTTTACTCCATTTGTATGATCATTTGATATGAATTCCGGTTTGTATGCAGCACTGGATTTATTTGTTGAATCGATGAATGCAGTCGTTGCACCGGATTTAATTTTTTCTATATAATCCATGTTTAGCCTTTCAATTCTCTACATAGATAATATCTTTTGAACTCTATCTCTTAACTCATCACTGAACTCATCCAAGTCTTCAAATGTTATAGCCTCATCTTTTATCAGCCCTACAATATCATATATCAGTTCATCTCTTCCAATAGAAACCATAACACCCGGACGTTTCTTATCAGCTTTTATTCTTTCTTCTAGTTCCCAGAATTTTTCAGAAGGTAGGTTATCTGATTGTAACAAATCAACGTATTCTTTACATAGTTTCTCCATGTATAATTCCTGCCACTTGCCTATATTATTTCTGAATTTCTTTAAGTCCGATTTTGATATATCCATTGTTAGTCCTCTTGTCTTTCTATAAGCCGTCAAGTTTTTTATTTCGCATTTTTAATATTATTGTATTATTGCGAATTGTTAAGCCATCTTGCTATATCCATTATTCTTATCCCTTCATATTGTGTTTCTTCATGTTTTGTTCGTGCAATAAGAAATTTAGGATATGCATCTTTAATACTTAGTAACGATGAAACTTCTCGTTTAAAAGTATCCTCTCGGGAAATATCATCAGAGACTTGAATATAAATCTTTTCTCCTTCTTTAATTGCTACAAAATCAACTTCTTTATCGTATAATTTGCCTACATAGACTTCATATCCACGTCGTAATAATTCAAGAGCTATAATGTTTTCATACAAGTGTCCATAATCAGCATTTTTCGTACCGATTTCTGAAAATCTGAACGAAAGATCTGACAAATAATACTTCTTATCCGACTCCAAATACCTTTTTCCTCTTATATCATACCGTTTTATTGGATAAAATAGAAATGAACGACAAAAGTAATTTATGTATGCACCAACCGTTTTGTCATTAGTTTTATAAGTACCCGACGTAAGTTTTGCAGCAACATTTCTTATAGATGTCTGACTACCAAGATTATCCATAAGGAAATTACCTATCATCACTAATAAATCTTCATTTTCCACTTTAAATTTTGAAATAATATCTTTAGTAATAGTAGAACGGTATATACCATTTACATACTTCTTAGCATCTTCTTCTGACCTATATAAATATGAACCTGACATGCCCCCTCTTTTTACATAATCATCGAAAGCACTATCTATATCACTCGAAGGATAATAATCTAAATATTCATTAAATGAAAACGGATATAAACTCAACTCATAAACTCTTCCACCAAATAATGTTGCCAAATCACTAGAAAGAAGAAACGCATTTGAACCTGTTAAATATATGTCATATAGTTCTTCCTCATAAATGCTATTAATAACACGTTCAAAGCCTTCGCATAATTGTACTTCATCTATAAATAGATAATTGTTTTTTTCAGGAACATATTGTTGTTCAATATAATCGTATAAATTATTTGAATTAAGTAATCTCTCAAACTTTTTTAAATTAAGTTTAATTCTTACTATATTCACTGAATCGTCCTTAGAAATAATGTCTATATATGAATCCATCAGTTTTGACTTTCCACTTCTTCTTATACCTGTAATCACCTTAATATCCGGTATATTCTTAACAGCCAAAAGTCTTTCAATATATTGTTTTCTATATATTAGTTTCATATTAAATCACCACCCTAGATGATTATAACTCATTTCGCAAATATTATCAATTTTTACATTTGCGAAATGAGTTGTATTTGATTTTTGAATTCATACCTACCCTAGTCGTAGATATGGTTTCATTACCTCCTGTATTTTTTTGTTATGATAATCAAGCTTGTCTATATAACAATGATTAAAGAAAAACATTCCTTATAAATCAGAAAAAACGCTTTTTTGAAAAAGGACAAAGTCTGGGAATGTCATTATCGGAAATAAAATAAGCGGCAGGAGTTTTTGACATTTGTCTCTTCTTCTGCCACCGGTATTGTTCCCATCTGTTCTATAATTTATATAAAAAGGTCGCTCTGTTCATTATCAAATTCTTACTGTGAACTAATTCCATCCGTACGCCTTTTTTTGACAGTCGGTAACATGATTCAAACTAGCAAGTAATTGTTCCCGAGTGCCAACAGCTATTAATTCTCCACAGTAAGGACAAGGACATTTTTCCCTCCCATCATCCATAACAACACCACCTGTAACATTTTCTAACTCATCTAAGTTAAGCTCTTTACTTTCTTCAAAGGATTTGAAATCCTCTTCCTTCATTTCATAACCATTTTCTTTTGCAAACTCAACCCACTTTTCTACAGGTGCCTTACTCTCAATCATTGCATTGAACTTTGTTAAGAGTTCTTCGTTCTTTCCTATATCCTTTATAAACTGCATTAATAATTCGTTCATATAATACCCTCCTAGTATGATAGATTTACTACTTTTTACTAAATAATATTTTTTCTTTACTCTTTCTAACTACATTTTACCACTAAATGCGCAACAAATGTGCAACAAAAAGAAAATACTTCACCACCTTAGGGTTTGTTCTGACAAATTCTAATGCTACTGGAATAACTAATTCAATACCTAAGAATATTTCATTTTTTTCTCTTAATCTATCAATTGAATTCTACAGATATACTTCTATCGTTTTCATTTTTTCAGAGAATCCCTGGCGTTCATAAAACTGCATGCCTCTTACATTCTGAGGGAATACCTGGGTACGCATGAAGTCAGCGCCTCTCGCTTTTCCGTACTCCTTACAGGCTTCGATAAGCTTTGCCCCAATTCCTCATGTAACCTTTTTGCTAGAGTCGACTTTCCAGATCTGCTTGGACCTACAATAATTATATTTCTCATTATTCTAATTCCTTTTCGATAATAATTATCGACTCCTCGTTCTCACCAATCATTTCAACAGAAATCTTTCTTACCTGAGTTGAAAACACCTCGTCAATATCCCTTATCTCTTCATAAGCCGCTTCCATCTCTTCATTTGTTGGAAGCTTACCGACTGTAATATGTGGCACATATTCAACCCCGATATCATATGACTTAAACTCATTCCCATATAACATATCATGAATTCTTTTTATAACATCAGCACCTTTAGTCAGGTATAGAGACAGATAGTTCCCCGACGCATCAGTATATTTACCAAAGCCCTTCAGTTCTATATCAAACGGAGCTATCCCCATCAGTCTCTTATTCAGAATATCTGTAACTTCCTCATTACTCATATCGGATTCAAATGGAAATACAATTGTTATATGAGGTCTCACCAGATTAGCAAGAGGATCATATTTGTCACGTATAGAGTTTATTATTTCGATATTTTCAAATGTCGGAAAAATCATTATAGTTCTTAAATACATTTTCAATCTCCGTTCATTATATTCATAATTCCTTATCTATAATCCATTCTCCGCCTTTTGCTGGTCCCTCATGATGAATATATCCATTATCGATCAAGTAATCAAAAACGTCTTTTATCTGTCTTTCAGTAATATCCAGCTTTTTTGCAATCTTTGGCTTTGAAAGACTATTATTTGCCTTCAACAAATTAAACACTTTAACTCTTCTTTTTTGAATTATATATGATTTATTTTCAGGACCTTTTTCAGGACCTTTATTTAATTTGTCCTGATTATACATAAATAAAGGCAACGTTAATGTCGTTCTATCTGGTACATCTGTTCCAAATTGTTCTTCAATAGTTGACTCAGGCAATCCTTCTGACTTCCATACATCAAATATATCCGGAACTCCTGATCCTGCATGCTCACCAATTCCAATCAAGTTAAACATTTTAAATATGACTTTATTTCTAGGCTCTGAGATTCCACCTCTAAGCATTTGCTTCTCAACACTAAAAGTAAAGGAGTCACATCTTCGAAGCTCATCTTCTATTGATGTAAGCACCTTTACTCCATTTGTATGATCGTTTGATATGAATTCCGGTTTGTATGCAGCACTGGATTTATTTGTTGAATCGATGAATGCAGTCGTTGCACCGGATTTGATTTTGTCGATATTATTCCCCATAAAACGATTACCTCGTCCGTTTTTTCATATGTTTACAATACACCACATATTCAATCATCACAAAAGAAAAGAAACGATATATATCTCATTATACAGATTGTAACCGAGTTAATAAATCTGTCACTATTCCCTGATCCTGAATCATTGAGATACCAAAACACTTTTTACCTGCATCTTTAATAGAGGCACCTATGTGATATACTGTAGAACTGTCCAAAATAATAAACCTGTCATGAAATACCTGAGATCTCTTAACTATAAGGTTTGGGTACTGAGCATTGAAATTTGTTATATCAGTATTTGATAATCTTGCATTAGAATATGTTATTATTTTTACATCCACTCCAGTATTTTTCTTGGATAATATATTTAAAGTATCAATATCCACATAGCTATCAATTAATACTATTTCGCTTTGCGCTTTTTGAATTATCGAAACAATTAAACTAAAAGCATCATATATTTGACCGTCAAAAAATATCTTCTGTTCTGATTCGGCATGGTTTTCAATATACTGAAACACCTTATCAAATTTTTCATCAGTAGATTTTTGATATTCGAGTTGTTTTAATTCAATATTACTAACTTTTTCAAATAGCAATGCATTATTAGCTATAAAACGTCTCATTTCAACAAATGAATTCATGATACGTATCGATACTTGAATTGCTATATCACTTCTAAGAATTCCAGAAAGCATTGCTATGCCTTGTTCGGTAAACATATATGGTCTATATCTTCTGCCACCACTTCCATTTGAGGTCACAATTTGTGACCTCAAATCATCGTACTCTTCTTTTGTCAATTGAAAACGAAAGTTATCGGGAAATCGATCAATATTTCTTCTAACTGCCTGATTAAACACTTTTGTTTCAACTTGGTAGAGCATAGCAAGATCACTATCTAACATTACTTGTTGTCCGCGTATAACATATATTAAATTTTTTATTTCTTTAGAATCTAAGCTCACCGTAATCATACTATTCTTTTTTACATTTTTACTATCAGCCATAATCCATCCTTTCTCGTGAAGTCGCCAAATGCGACTTCACGAAACAAAAAATCATTTTATGTGTCCAAACTTGATGTATTATCATCAATGGATAATCTTGATTCACCTTTAATAGCATGCTCGATTTCCGCTCTATAAATAATTAATCTAAGTAGATAATCTGGTAATTCTCTCTTCCCCGCTTCCCAATCTTGAACCGTTCTGTATGGAATACCATAATAATCACAAAACTCTCTTCGATTCATTCCCATTTTCTCTCTTAGTTCTTTTATCTGATTTCCTCTATTCATTATTATCTCCGATCGACCTATATGACGCGTTGCGTTATGTATATGCAAATTTCGGCTGACCTGACCACTCGTTTCGTTTTTGGCTGACCAGCCGTTTCATATAAACTGACCAAGCATTTCGCTTGCTGACCACCTTTGATATATTTGTA